CCCGTGCTGGCCTCGGCAAAGGGCGGCACTTGTCCTTCCACGCCCTACGTCGCTCGGCAGCGAGTCATTTCAGCGCACGCGGAGGCGACCCGGTGCAGTTGCTCGATCACTCCAGCCCACGCATCACGCACAAGTGGTACCTCGACAGGCGGCTGACCGACCGAGGACCGCAGCCGTGCGACGTGCTGCCTGAGATAAACTAGCGCGTTATCTTAAAGCATCGGAGGGACATATGGGCCACATGAAAGACCTGCTCATCACGATCTACGGAGGCGGCGAAGAGGCCGTTGAGGCGGCGAGCAGGCTGATGCCGCAATGGATTCCGGTGAGCGAGCGGTTGCCGGACAGGTACACGCGAGTTCTGGCATTCGTGGATTGTCAGCCGCATGAGCACTCTCACGCAATTGGTTTTATTGGATCACTCGGCGTGTGGTCACTAGATGAACTTCACGAACCATCGGCAGAGATCACACACTGGATGCCGCTGCCCGAGCCACCAGCAACATGACCAAACAGGCGGGGAGCGACGCGGGGAAGGGAGTGAAAACCCGCGCCGCTCAACCCGCCGTCCGGATCATTCGCTCTGCGATTCCCGAAACAGTTGAAGGGCAAGCAGCGAGTACGAAGCCAGATCAAATAAGTTGTCTTCGACCGACTCGTTCTCTAGCCTCCCGGTCACGTTGAACGTCGCCAGCCTCGTCACCTTGTCGGACAGCCGCACCATCGCGGCCTTCCATGCGGGAATGCCGACGAACTTCGCACCGTTGCGAATGTTCGCCAGCGGGTCAGTGCCGGTCGGGCATCCGTAATCGCTCGACTTGCGGCGGTGCATCTCCTTGAGCGCGTCGCACAGGTCAAAATACGCTTGAGACGTGGGATGTGTGTCCTTCATCATGGTTTTCCCTTCTTAAGATCGCGGTCGCAGTAGATTGGCTTCGCCATCGTCACCTCGTTTCGCCCGTGGTCGATCACCAGTGCGGCCTGACAAGGTGCTTCATACGAGGCTTTAATGCGTGTAGCGTATGCTGAGTGTCCAATCACGCTTCCGTTGCTGACGTATCGGCCAGCACGAAGCCACGAGAACTGATGCCAGTGGCCGAAGCACGTCAGGTCGGCTCGCTCGATTGCATCCCATGCAGCGATGGCCTTGTTCACCGGCACAGTGATGCCGCCGACGCCACCGCCATACTTGACTGCGTGACCGTGATGGAACCGCACGCGGAACCCGTCGAGGTCAAGGTAGTTCAAGTATCCAGTTCCGACTTGCCATCGCACGTTCTTGCGAGTCTCGTTGCCTGCCAGCGTCAGGTAAAGATGCTGCTCAAACGAGTGATCCATCTCCGTGCCGATGCGGAGTTTGTCAGTGCTTCGCCCGTGGTTGCCGCTGTTGGTTGCGACAATCACCTCGTTGGCATTGTCGGAAACCGCGTCAATGAAAGCCCGCAGCCGCTCGCCGATCCACCGAGTCGCCGCCAGCGGAGCCAACTGAGCCAGTTCGGCGGTGTCATCGTGGATATGACCACTGATGAAGTCGCCGCCAAGCCACACCACCACGCGGTCGATGCGGGCGAGTTGCCGTTCGTGGTCAAGCAGTGTGAAGAACCGCTCCTCAAGTTCGTGCATCCGTGCATCGCACACGTCGAGCGAGTAGTCGTTCAGCCCGTTCACGGTGTCGGGATCGACTCGCTCCTCGCAGTGGACATCGGAGAGCAGCACGACCATCGTCGCGTCATGTTGCTTTGAACGGCCTTTTGCGACAGGTGCGGAGCGACGTGTCGCCTCGATACCCTTGAGCGAGAGCAGTGAGTCGGCACGCGACCGTTCGGCATCTACGGCCTGGAGAGCGGCCTTGTAGCGGCCCTTGAGCGTTGCCACCTCGGAGCGGAGGCGTGCGAGTTCGGCGTCAGCGGCCAGACGCGAAGCGTCGGCTACGGCTTCCGCCACGGCGGCGTCTAACTTTTTGACAGCCACTCGCACAGCCTCCTCTCTCCCAGAGTATGAAGGCCTCGCTCTTTGCACTTCTCGGCAAGAATCCTTGCCAGCGTGCCACGCGATACGGGATACCCACCGCTCTGCAACGTCTTGCGAATCTCAAGGAACTCGGTCTGCGTTTCCTTCGGCAGAGCGTTGAACCAGTTTGCAGGCTTGCACGCCTTCACCGCATCTTCAATGTCGCCAAGCAAACTACCCTTCGCCATCTTTGGCCTCCTTGTAGTTCAACATCGTGAGGACTCGTCGCTGCACCTTCGCGAGTTCGGTGATTGACTCCTCGGAAATGGTCGGGCCGAGGACCGCGTGGGCAATCTCGTGGAGGATCGTCTCGAGCCTCTCGCCGCCTTTGAGCTTCTCGTCGATCAAGATGCGAGGCCGCTTCGCGTTGTCGAAGTACGTCCAACCAGCCGCGTCGCCCTTCAACTTCGTGAAGCGCAGCAGCCACCGCTTCCCGTCGATCTTGACGTTGTGATCCTCGGCCACTGGCGAACTCCTTCGCCACGACTATGGCAAGGCTGTCAACCGCCAGCCCTGCGGCACGCGAGGAGCACCAGTTGCCGAGCGGCGAGGTCAGTCCAGGGCAGAATGGTGCGTCCGTCCGCCCACCGCTTGCCGTGCTCTGTTCGCATGACGCCAAGAATCTCGGCCATGCCATCGTCAGACCTGCACCACTCGGGGCCGAGCGAGTCCATCTTGCGAGCCATCGCGTTGCACGAACACGTCGGCGTGGCCTCGATGCCTAGCCAGTCGCGAAGGAGTTCTTTGAGCATCGAACCAGTTCCGCCGTTCGCCCCATTCTGCGTTGGTAGACGTAGAGTTCGTGGTCGGCACACTGCAACAGGATTGGCAGCAACCTTTGGAGCCCGCAGCCCGCACACAAGGCACAAGCGAGTCCCATCGTCTTGCTGCTCAAACTGGCACAGAACGCTCATAAAACTCCAATGTCAAGATTCGGAAACAGACAGTGTTCCGCCACCCTCTGAGTTTACAACAGGTATGCTTCCAGAAAAACTTGCGCAATTACACCCAAACCATAAATTGCAAGGTACTTCTATAGGGCTTAGTGCTCCAAGGTTGATCGCCGGGTAGTTGTTTACGCCATAGCACCCACCGGCAAAAGGAAACACGCTTGCAGTTCGTTCGCAAAGGTTGACGCTAACGGTGATCAAAATATTTGCTCCAGAGCAATCAACACTTTCATACGTTTCACCGGGGCCAAAGTCGAGCGTGACTTGACCGTAACCAAAGCAATCAAATGGAACAAAAAATGTCTGGTTGACTTTTTCTTCAATAAAATCCAACTGGGCAATGATGTCCTTTATAATCTGACTTCCATCATCTTCGATTTCTTCTGTGTATGCAGACCATCCTGAAACCGTCACCCATGCGCCACCTCTAAACCGTTCGTTCAAGCAGTCATGCGGAGGGTAATAACTTGGGGAGTTTCCGTTAGGCTCGCAGACGGTTGTCGGAGGATTGTCACCTGCGCATTGACTCAGAGAAGCACCATCGTCGGCTCTGTTCGACGTGCAGCAGCTGTATTCAGATTCCCCGCCGCACTTGAAAACACCGATTTGTGTGTCCTCGCACACTGCGATCTTCGTGCAGCACGGCTCAGGAGGCGGTGGTGGCGGACACGTCTGGCACTTGATTGTGTAAGTCCACGCAGTGCCTTCCGGGCCAATAACGGTGACTTCAACCGACGTGCATCCCGCTGGCTTGTTGAGGCATATTTTTCGGCTCCCAGAGACCGAGCCAGTATCAACAACCGTGTCGCCGCAAAACTTCACCGTAAAAGCGTCGGGGACACTGTAGGCCTCGTACTCAAAAACAAGAGCCTCCGCCTTGCTGGGGAACTGGTACGTGTTTGTCGTTGTTCCAGAGCCACCAGCCTGAGCAAACACGTCGGTGCAAGCAGTCTCGCAGCAGCAGCCCGCAGACGAGCCGAGTGAGCCATCTTTGTTGATCAGGCTTCCGCCTTGCAATACAAGCGGCACGCGAAATACCTCAACTGGCGGTGGCAGTCGCGCACGTCACAACGGTGATCGTGACGGACGTTGCCGATGTCTTGATCGCAGCCACGCTCACGCGGTCAAACTTGAGGTTGTCGGTTGTCAGCGTGGCGTTGATGACCATCGACTGCTCCGCGTGCTCGACGTTGGCAACGTACCACGCCGTGCCACCGCGCGCGAGAATACACCTCGTTGGCGTCACGTCTCCGATGTGCGGGAACAAGACGTTGTAGGCCACCACCGTGGCGGTGCTGCCGAGCATAGTGACTGTCTTTGAACTGTCTTTCGACCACGCCCCCGTGAACGTGCCCATCTTGATTTGCGATTGCGAGTCCGTCATCACCTTGCGAAACGAAAGCGGCACTCCAGCCGAAGGAGTCACCTCGGCACGGCGAACCACGCGGGCAATCCGCTCTGCGGATTCCCGTGTGAACTGCACAGCGGAGAATGGGCCTGCCATGTATCAAGCCGGGACTTCAGGGAACAATGAAGAAAAGTCCGTCTCGGGATTCACACGACGCGGCAAAATATCCGGACGGCCGGTGATGTTGATGTTGCCTTGAGACAGAGCAACGGGATTCGGCGAGGCAACCCATTCGCTATTCTTGAAATCGAACACCATCGCCCGACGCTTCTGGCCGCCGTCGATGAAGTTCCAGCCCACGTCGGGCAACTGGAGTTTCCATCCGGTCTGCCGGTACATGAGTTGGACCGACGTTGCCCAGTACGAAATCACGTTCCAGTTGAAGAAACCCACCGTATATTCGGCGTTGACTCCCGTGATTTTCCATGTGTGTTGTGGGCCACCGAACCACTGCGCGTTGTTGATGCTGTTGGTCGCGGCCACCTGCGCCGTCGGGAAGTTGGCGTAGTTCTTTTTCATCGTGGCCTTCGTCATCGTTTCTTCCGTGACGAGCCCCTCAAAATAGTCGTTCGCGCTGTTCAAAAGCGGATACATCGTGCCGTTGCCGCTGCCGTCGTAGTAGAACAACGCCGGGACTTGCCCCTGCGCTGCCTCAAACGACCACTGTGCCGTCTGTGCTGTCGGCGTCAAGAGGTCGTTGGCAGTGAGCAGTCCGTACTCGGCCACAATCTGAACGTGGTACGGGGAGTCGCCGAACCGTTCCGTGAGCGTGTATTTCCGAAGGCCGAGCGACGGGTACTCGGGATGCTGCTGCCCCCACACCGACAGGCTGGTAGCGGCGAGAATCTGAGTCGCAACCGTCTCAACAGGAGCCGCAGTCAGCGTGTCATCCGACAACGTGCAGACCCACGACCGCTTCGCAACGCGGTCGCCCACGCGGTCAATGTCATACTCGCGTGCCAGTTCGGTGGTGAGGACTACGGTCGTTGCCATTATCGCTGCCCGAAGGATGAGTAGCCGACGATGGCTACGGGTGAGTTGAAGTAGTTGCTGCTCGCCTGCGCGATGCCGAGAGCGATGGCCTCAAGGTACTTGGTCTGCAGCCGCTGCTGAATCAACGCGGGGTCTTGCCCGCCTGCGATGGTTTGCAGCACGAGGCTTGCGCCTTCCGTTGTTCGCACGTCCTGTGACTTGATCGTCTGCGATCCGAGCGTGTTCAACTTCGCAAGGCGTTCCTCCTGTCGCTTTGCTTCGGCGGCTGCGGCCTTCTGCTGCTCCTCAAAAATCTTGTTCTGCTGCTGTGCGTATTGCTGCTGCGCCTTACTCTGATCCGCAATCTGCTTTTCGGATTGCTTCTTGAACTCCTCCCGTTGCTTGAGCGCGCCGCTGGCGATGTCCCGCTCGGCGGCTGCTGCTTGATCGAGTTGGGCAAGCCGTGCCGCACCGGCGTTCACCGCCTCGGAATCGTCGGCCTTGCGTGCTGCTGCGATCTCCTCCTGCACGCGAGCGATCTCTTGCTCAATGGCAAGCAACTGCTTCTTCGCCTCGGCCCGCTGTGAGTCACCGCCGACCGATTGCAGCAGCAGGATTTGATCGACCGCCTCGTTGACCTTGAGCCGTTCATCGGCTGCCTTCTTGAGGCCCGCGATCTCGTTCTCGTACAGCCGCTCCTGCCGTGCGACCTCGCGCTCGTAAGCCTCTTCGCCAATCGACCCACGCTCTGCGAGTTCCGCCGCTCTGTTAAGCCCATCGGCAAGCCGCTGCCCCGCTGCCTGCCCCGCTGCACCGAACTCCTCGGACTTGACGATGAGCGAGTCGAACTTGTCGGCGGTCTTGTCGAACGCCTCGGCGTACCCCTTCTCAAAACCTTGTGCCACGGCCCGCTGCTTCTCCGCCAGTTCACCTTGCAACTGCTGGAGGTCAAGCAACTGCTCCCGTTGCTCGGGCGTAAAGAAACCGTTGGCCGCCGCCTCCTTCCGCACGCGGGCGACCTCACGCTCCACCGCCTCGCGGTCACGCTGAACGGCTCGCGTCTTGTCCATCTCGTCCAGCAAAGATTCCGAACGCTTCCTGTCATCCTCGATTTGCTTCTGCCGCTCGGTGTTGGCCTGCTTGATCTTTTCGATTTGCTTGTCGTACTCGCGGTTGGCTGCGGCCACGCCTTGCTCCAACTGCTTCTCGTCAATGATGCCAGCAGAGAACTGGAGTTTGAGCGTGTCGGCACGCCCCGCGAACTGTGCGAGCGCACGGTCGCCAGCCTTGCCGAAGTCCTCAGCCTTGATCGCCGCCTTGTCAATCTGGTCGGCCACCTTCTCGATGGCCTTTTCGGCGTTTTCTTTGACCTTGATTTCAAGTTGGGTTCGCTGCTCAATGGCCTTTATTTCAGCGTCGAAATCCTGACCGGCTATTCGCACCGAACGGCGGAACTGCTCCTCGTCAATGAGGCCAGCGGACAGCCGCTTCTTGAGTTGTTCAATCGACGCCTCGTATTGCAACGCCGCTTCCCGACCAGCGGCACCGAACTTCCGCGAGTCATCAATCGCGTTGTTGACTTCCTCGCGGAGACGCTGGAAAGTTTTCTCTCTCTCCTCGATTGCCTTCTGTGCTTCCTTGGAAACCTCGGCGGTGTTCTCGGAAACAGCCACAGTGGCCGCTGCGGTCTTGGTCGTAGACTTCTCAATGTCAAGCCAATACTCGGCAATCGTCAGGAGGTTGCCAACGAACTCGCCGATGCCAGACACAAGGTTGCCGATCACCGTTGCGATTGTCCCAAACACAGCCGAGGCCACGTCGCCGAGCGTGGACAGGAGCGGCGTGCTGGCAACCAGTTCACCGAACTGCCCTGCAAGGTTGGCAACGTACTCGCCTGCCTTGGCGAACGCCGTGGTGATAATCGTGACAATGCGACTCAGCGTCTCGGAGATCGCGCCCATGTTGTCCGCCACAAGCCCCACAGGCGTGAAGGACACCACCAACTCTGTCGCCGCCACCGCTCCGTCGCTGATGGCCTTGAAGAAGTTGAGGGCCGCATCGTTTAGCGGCTCAAACGCTTGGGCAATGCCCTGCACAATCACGCCGAACGGCTCAAGCACTGCACCGATTACTCGCCCGAGGTTGCCGAGGTTCGTGCCAATCAACTCGATCACGCGACCGATCTGCGTGAAGATAGGCTCTAGCACCTTGCCAATAGGATCGACAATCGACGTGAGGCCAGCAACGACTTCCGCGAACGCCTTTGACACTCCTTCGCCGAGTCCCACGAACGGCAAGAGGAGCGTCTGGCTGAGGCCTTCCGTCGCCACGCTGAACGCATCGAGGCCAGCACCGAAATCGTCAATCCGCTTGCGATCCACGTCGGTCAATGCACGACCGAACCGCTCCATATCGTCCGACGCGCCGCCGAGGTTTTTGAAGAACGGAAGCAGTTCAGCACCGCTCTTGCCGAACAACTGAATGGACGCGGCCGTGCGCTTCGCGGGGTCCTCGATGGCTTGCAGCCGCTCGCCGATCAGTTTGTATTGATCTTCTGGCTTGAGCGATTGCAACTCCTCGGAGGTCACGCCGATGCTCTTGAGCGCAGCCTGTGCCGCCTTGCTCTCCTCGTCCACGCCAGTGACGTTTTTCTGGAGTCGGCCGAACGCGGTGCTTACGGCATCTATGCTCGTGCCGCTGCGAGCCGCCGCAGCCTCAAGGGTCTGGATGAACTCAAACGACACGCCGAGTTTGTCGGCTGTGTTGCCAAGTTTTTCGACGCGATCCTCTAGATCAACAAGCCCCTTCGCCACAGCCAGCGCACCAGCACCGAACGCCGCCACGCCAACGAGTGCCAAGTTCGTGGTGGTGAGAAGCCCAGTGAACTGCGTGCTGACTGATGCCAGCCCTTTGTTCAACCCGCCCGCGAACACGCGGTCGAGGCCCTCGCCTGCACTGGCAAGTCCAGAGAGCCGACCGGCCACGTTGCCAATCGGTCCCGGCAGTGCGGACAGCACGCCGCTGAGTTCGTTGAACTTGAGTTTCCCCGCGTCGCCGCCCTTCTTCGCTTCCTCCGCGAACTTGTCGGCAGCCAGTGTCGCCTTCGCGTAGTCCTTGGAGACTCGCTGCAACGCCGTGGAATACTCGGCCTCGGTGAGCAGCCCCGCCTTGCGGAGCGCGTTGAGTTCCCGCGTTGCGACTCCGTAGTCTCGCTGTGCCTTCTGCTCCTTGGTGAGATTGGCTTCGACAATCGCAGCGGCGCGTGTGGCTTGGTCGGCGCGAGTTTTGTCGGCCGCTGCCGCCGTCTTGGCTGCCTCTGCCGCCGCCGCCGCCGCCGCCTTGTTCGCACCGCTCGCCTCGGCTGACGCACGGTTGAACGCCTCTTGCTCAATCGCACCGAGTTCCAGCAGTTCGTTCAGCCTCGCCAGTTCTTCCGCCCGCTTCTCCTCCTCGGTTCGGTTGGCTGCGGTGATAGCCGCACCTTCGCGGAACGCCTCTGCTGTCTTGGTGGCTTCCGCGGAAATCTTCGCAAACTCGGCCGCGAACTGCTCGCCGTCTACCTTGCCCGTGCGGAGTGCCGACTGCAAGAACGCGAGGTCGGTGGCGAACTGTTGCTGCGCCCTGCTCGCACCGCCGCTCGCGGTGGCAAACGTCTTGAACACCTCCGTGACCTTTGTGGCCTCGGTGTCCAGTTGCTTGAGAGCACGCTCGACAGGCGTAAGACTCTGCTGGATGCCGGTGGCATCCGCAGAAATCTTCAACGCTAGTCCGAGCACGCTTGCCATCAGTCGAATCCCAGTTGCTTCTTCAAGTCCATGATTGCGTCCTTCGCTTGCAGAACGTGCTGCGGTGGCGTCTCAATCGGGTTGAAGTCGCTTGCCTTCGGGCATTGTCCTCGTGCGCTGTAGGGAGCCATCATCGCGGAGACGAGCAAGCCGGTTTGCGCCCATGAGTCAGGGATCGCCTGGAAGTAGCGGACGTAAGCCATCCACTCTCCAAGCTCTCTCGTTGTCATGCGGCGTTCCAGTTCGCCGACCGTCATTCCTAGATGCCCCGCCAGCCGAAACAAGAACTGCCTCGACGGACGGAGGTTTAGTTTTTTGCGAGTTCCTCCACGTCCGATTCGCTCATCGCGTTGTGACTCATTGCCTTTTCAAAAAGCGTGGACACGACCTTCGCTGACTTGCTGGCAAGGCTGGCGATCTGCTCATCGGTGAACAGCCGCTCGCCGCTCTCGGGGTGGCACAGGCAGCGGGCGAGGAACTTCGTGCGGAAGTTCTCGATGCCGCTTTCACGCTTGCCGATCCACTCCCGCTCGTAGCCGTCGCGTTCGCCGACCGTCATCACGCGGATGCCGAGCACCATCGGCTTGCCTTCGGCGTCGGGCCATTCTTTGACGTTGACCTTGAGGATGCCGAGGTCATCGGCGGCGAGGATTTGCGCTGCGAGTTCTGCTGCTGTGAGTGGCATATCTACTCCATGACAATCTTGAAAACACCGACGTACCTCGTCACGTCGTTGACGGCCCCCGTTGCACGAAGCGACTGGCAGATGGCTTTCGTGGTGAAGGTCAGCCCGCCGCCTGTCACTTGAAGCGTTGACTTGAGACCGTACTGGTCAGCCGTCAGCCGAGTCGTGGAGAAGGACGATATCTCTATAGTCCCTGCGTCAAGCGTCCAGCGAGACGCACGGCCGAGTGGCAACTCGCCGCCGCGCTGCACGTCGATCTTCGACACCTCACCGAACGCCGTGCCGTTCCAGACGGCAGTGACTCCAACGCACGCAATCGCCATGACGGGCCTCCGTCACGCGACTATCGGGCGATGCGGAGCGTAGCCTGTCCTCGGATCGCGTCGTTCGTCGCAAGCGTCAGCGTGCTGGCGTTCACGGTGTACGCAATGGCCGAGAGCAGAGCAACGCTGCTTACGGTGATCGTGCAGGTTCCTGTCGAGGCGTCATTGATGATCGTTTTGCCGAGGTAGTCGAACTGCACCGTGCGACCCGTGTCGGTAGTTGAGCCTTGGAGCGGGCGGTCGAGCGTGGCGATGGACGCGCCTTGCGTGAGTCCAAGGTGGGATACGTCGATCTTCTCTTGGTCAGCGGTCGGGTCGGTGTACGAGACAACGATGTTGGTGACGGTGAAAAGGTCAGCCCCGAGCCGCAGCGTCGTGCCTGTACCGGCGTGTGGAGTCGTGATCGACATGGTGTGCTATATCTCCTGCCACATGATTGAGAAAGTCTGCGTCACACTGTAGACCGGAGGAATGTCGCCTCCCGCCAACTGGATGAACCCGTCTGCCTCGTTGTCGAGGCTTACGTTGTCCACTACTACAGAGTCTGACGGCGATCCCCCGTACCCATCCAGAGCCCGCCGCACGCGGTCGGCAAGGTCTCTTACTGCCTCGTATGTCGCAGCGTAGAGGTCAACAGACATCACGACGGTGGGCATTCCCATCGGGCCAGCGAGCGTGTGCGACCGCTGAACGCCAGAACGCCGCCACGTTGCAAACGGGAGGTCAGCCGTCGCCGGGGCGATCACGGGATACACTCGCGTCCCTACCACAGCCGCCACCGCGGGGTCGGATACAAGAACGTAAGCAAGGCCTTGCTCGGGACTCTTGAGTGGCATACCGCACTATGCGGCACGCCCCCCACCCCCATGCAGACTAGAGCGTGTCCGTGCCGTTGACGGTTCCGGAATCCCTGTACCGCAGGGCGGCCCACGCCTGCTCGAGCGTCAGGGTAAGGTCACGGCGTAGCGATTCGGCCACGATGGATTGCGTCTGCTCCCACGCCGTTTTGAGCGGAGGCATCCCGGCCAATCCGCCGACTGGCATCTCGGGGATGATGATTGGCGTCTTTGACTTGCGGAAAAACGCCTTGGGGTAAGCGGGGTCGGTTTCCACTCGGCCGTCTCGGCCTGCCGACTTGATGATCGAGAACGGCCCAAGTTTGTTGAACGACGAAGCAATGTAAGTCGGGGTCTGCTCCTCAACGGTGTGCAGCACGCCCTTGCCCATGACCAACTCCCACTTGCCATTCCGGCGGCGTGCAAACGGCTTGGTGGGACTTCTTCTAGCGTAGGTCCGTTGCTTGGCCTGAGTGATCTTTCGCTCCTTCGTGCCAAACTCAACAAGCCCCTGATGGAACGCTCGATCCTTGCCAGCCCGCACGCTTCCGCCTGCAGCACTGCTGGAAGCACCACTGCCAGCCCGCGTGTATCCCACGATGCCAACCGCAACGCCATCCTGCTTGTAGGTGACAACCTTGCTTGACACGGCACGCTTGAGATTCCCCGTTGGGCCGACAGGCGTGATGTACCGAAGGTAGTTCACGGTGGGCTTGATCGCCTTGCGGATGATCGGAGCGAGGATTTCCGCAGCCTGCTTGTT